TGAAACTCAAGCAATACCAGAGTGATACTCTGACCACCTTGCGCCGGTTCTTCGAGGAGGCCCGTGTTGCAGGTCCTGGTCCGGCCTATGATGTGATCACCAAAGAGCCAGATCAGGCCAAACGGCTTGGGCGCTATGCCGGGGCATATCAACCTCTCGCTGCACTGCCCAAAACGCCCTATGTCTGCCTGCGGCTGCCGACCGGCGGTGGCAAGACGATCCTCGGCGCGTATGCCGTTCCAATCGTGCGGGATACCTGGATCGAAAAGGACTGGCCGATGGTTCTTTGGCTGGTGCCGTCGAACACGATCCGGTTGCAGACCGTCGATGCGCTGAAGAACCCGAGCCACCCCTACCGGCAGGTACTGAACGAGGCGTTCCAGCATCGGGTACGCGTGTTCGACATCACGGATTTCAGCCAGATGCGGCCGCACGATATCCGCGACCATTGCTGCATTGTTGTTGGCACCATCCAGACGCTGCGCGTGTCGAACACCGAAGGCCGCAAAGTCTATGCCCATAACGAAAATCTACAGTCCCACTTCGCGACAGGAAAGCACACCGCCCCCGACCTGATGCGTGCCGAAGATGATGACCCCAAACGAAGCCTCAAGAAAGGTGACCTGATCTACAGTTTCGCCAACCTGATGCATCTGCACCGTCCGCTCATGATCGTCGACGAAGCGCACAATGCCATGACCGGCTTGACCCGCGAGATGCAAGCCCGTGTAAATCCATGCGCCATCATCGAACTGACGGCCACGCCGCGTGATACCGACGGTCATTTGATCAGCAATATCCTGCATAGCGTGACCGCGCAGGAATTGAAGCTGGAGGAGATGATCAAGCTGCCGATCAGGCTGTTCGAGCATGACACTTGGCAGAACGCGGTAAATGGCGCTGTCGCGGCAAGGGCATCCTTGACGGAAACGGCTGCGAGCGATCCCGACTACATCCGCCCTATCGTCCTGTTCCAGGCTCAGCCCAAGAACCAGGAGGTCACCGTCGAAGTGCTGAAAAAGCACCTCATGGAGGTGGAAAACGTTGAAGAAGATAAGATTGCCGTTGCGACTGGCGATCAACGCGGGCTGGACGGCATCGATCTGTTCGACCGCAAATGCAAGATCGAGTTTGTCATCACCGTCGAGGCGCTGAAAGAGGGCTGGGATTGTTCGTTCGCATATATCTTTTGCTCCGTTTCACGCATCCAAAGCGCCGTTGACGTAGAGCAACTGCTCGGGCGCGTGCTCCGCATGCCATACGCCAAACGCCGGAAGGCCCCTGATCTGAACAAGGCATATGCATTTTTGTCAGAACCGACCTTTGGCGACGCAGCGCGCGCGCTGGCAGACAAGCTGGTTGCGATGGGTTTCGAAGAAGACGAAGCGCGCGACAATATCGAGCCAGCGCAGCAGTTGGATATGAACACCGGCCTTTTCGGCCCACGCGACAAGCCCAAACCCACGTTCAAACACACGATCACAGCAACACCAGAAGAAGTTGATGCGATCAAGAAAACGGCAGGCGATGCAGTCACTGTTCGGACGACCGACGATGGGAAAGTCGAGATCGCCGTAACTGGTCGCGTCGATGGCAGCGTTGAGAAGGCAATTGTTGCATCTTTACCGGAAACAGAGCGCCAAAGCTTCACTGCCGCCGTAACGAAATATCGGGTGGAGGTGAAAGACCAGCTTTCCCCAGCGGAAAAGGGCGAGGCCTTCGCCGTGCCGCGCCTGATGTCCGAGATACAGGGGACGTTCGAATTTGCGGACACCGACGTGTTCATGGAGTTCCACGACTGGTCACTTCTAAAACACCCTGCCCGTATGGACGATAATGAGTTTGCCATTCGTGAAACGGCTCGGAGTTTCGAGATCGACATCGATGGCAACCAAGTCACCTATCAGTTTGCGGATGAGGAAGAGCAGCTTGCGCTTGATGTGGATGTCGACGGCTGGACACCCGAGGCACTGGTGATTTGGCTTGATCGGCAGGTACGCCAACAAGACGTTCACCAGAGCGATCTGCTGAAGTGGCTGCGCGATCTCGTCAGCCACCTCCTTGGTCCGCGCGGCATGCACATATCGGCCCTTATGCGCTGCAAGTTCCTTTTGGCCCGCAAGGTTCGCGACAAGATTGCTGGCATTCGCTTGAAGGAACGGAGCGGCGTCTATCAGACTTTCTTGTTTGCGCCAGCGGCGAACGTAGAGGTTTCCTTTGATCAGGCGTTCGACTTCAAGGAGGGCATGTATTGGGATCAGCGCCGCTACCGTGGCCGGTGGAAACCACGCAAACACTTTCTCGGCACAGATCAGGTTCCGGCCTTTGACGGCGCTGACGATGGCGAAGAATTCCAGTGTGCACAGGCCATCGACAGTCTTCCCGGCTTGAAGTTCTGGATCCGCAATGTCGCGCGCCATCCAAACTCTTTCTGGCTCCCGACGGCCACCGACAAATTCTATCCAGATTTTGTTGCTTTGATGGATGATGGGCGTCGTCTGGTAGTTGAATACAAGGGTGCCCACATCGCAGACGGTGCCGATACCGCAGAAAAGCGCACGATTGGGAAATTGTGGGAACGAAAAAGTGGTGACAAGGGGCTGTTCATCGTGGTGGAGCGGCAGGTCGATGGAAAGGACATGCGGTCTCAGCTTGTCAGCAAAATCGGGTAGTTACCAAACATTCCCAATAGCTTGACATATCCTCGCCATGCAACTTTCCCCGCATGCGCAACCTGCTCCACCGCCTGTTCGGTCGTCCCGACACCCGTGCGTTTGACGCCGCAGCGGGTGGGCGTCGCTGGGAGGGCGCGCGGACGGTTGATGGGCTGAACACTGCTATCTTGGCAGGGGCGACCACGGCAGCACGGCGCGCGGGTTGGTACGCGCGGAATAATCCTTGGGTTTCAGCAGCGGTGGACAGCCTGGTTGGCAATGTCGTCGGTGCGGGGATCAAGCCGCAATCCACCCATCCCGACCGGGCGGTACGGGAGCGGCTGCAGATCCTCTGGTTGCGCTGGACCGATCATGCTGATCCCGGTGGGCTTGCGGATTTCTACGGTCTGCAGGCCATGGCCGTCCGTGCGATGATCGAGGGCGGCGAGAGTTTCGCCCGGCTGCGCGTGATTGCCGATGCTCCGGCTGCACCACTGCACATTGATCTGCTGGACCGGGATCAGGTGCCACTTGACCTCCACCGCGATATTGGCGGCGGTGCGCGCATCCGGGCTGGCATCGAATTCAACGGCGCTGGGCAACGCACAGCCTATTGGGTGTCGCGCGACCGTCCTGGCGATCCGCTGGCGTCGCTGCGGCTGGAACCGCTGCGCATCCCCGCCACCGACTGCCTGCACCTATTCAAGCCGCTCGCCGCTGGCCAGTTGCGTGGCATCACCTGGCTTGCGCCGGTGTTGCTGCGCCTGCATGAACTGGACCAGTTCGAGGATGCGGCATTGGTTAAGGCCAAGGTTGCGGCTCTGTTTACCGGCTTCATCACCGATCCGGATGGTACCGGAGGTGGCTTGAGCGGCACCAACAATGGCGGCGCGTTGACCGTCGGCATGGAACCGGGCAGCCTGATCCCTCTGCCGCCCGGCACGGATATCAGGTTTTCTAATCCTACCGAGAGCGACGCGTATGGACCCTTCGTGAAGAACCACCTCCGCGCCGTGGCCGCTGGCATGGGCCTGCCCTATGAGTTGGTTTCCGGTGATCTGGAAGGCGTAACGTACTCTTCAATCCGCGCTGGGCTGATCGAGTTTCGTCGGCGCGTTGAGCAGCTGCAGCACAATGTCGTGGTCCATTTGTTCTGCCGCCCGGTCTGGGACCGCTTCGTGCGGCTGGCAGTCTTGTCGGGCGATCTGCCCGCGCGGGACTTCGACCGTGACCCAGCAGCCTATCTCGCCTGCGAGTGGTTGCCGCCCAAGTTCGACTATGTGGATCCCAAGAAGGATGTGGAGGCAGAAATCCTCGCCATCAACGCAGGTCTCAAAAGCCGCCGTCAGGCGATTTCCGAACGCGGTTACGACGCTGAACAGGTCGATGTCGAGATTGCCGCCGACAAGGCACGGACCGACGCGCTGGGCCTGAGTTTCGGGACGCCTCCGCCCGTAGCCAACGGAGATGTTCCCAATGCCTGATGCAACAGAAATGTTGACCCGCCGCGTCGACCTGGCCCCATCCAGCGCCGACCGTGACGCCCGCACCGTCGAGGTGATCTGGTCAACCGGCGCACCCGTGCGTCGCCGTGACATGGCGGGGCCATACATCGAACGCCTCAGCCTCGCACCCGAAGCGGTGGACTTGTCGCGCCTGCAAGGGGCGAGCGTCCTGGATGCCCATCGCCAATCCGCTGTGCGCGATGTTCTGGGCAGCGTGCAGTCGGCCAGTGTTGATGGCCAGCGCGGCACGGCGCTGATCCGCTTCTCAGCCCGGCCCGAGGTGGAACCGCTCTGGCAGGACGTACTGTCGGGCATCCTGCGCCATGTCTCAGTCGGCTATTCGGTCGAGGATTGGACGGAGACGACTGAGAACGGCGCACGGGTGCTGACCGCCAGGCGCTGGACCCCGCACGAGATTTCCCTTGTCCCCACCCCAGCTGATCCCGGTGCCCACATCCGCATGGAGACCGACATGACCGATCCCACCATCATCACCGCGCCACCCGAGATGCAGACCCGGGCGGCAATCAACACCGAAATCCGTTCCATTGCGCGCGTCGCCGGGCTGGACCAGTCTTGGATCGACGGCCAGATCGACAGCGCCGCCGATCCCGACAGCGCCCGTCGTGCGGCCTTTGACGCGTTGGCGACCCGTAGCGCCCCGATGATCCGGACCGAACAGGTCCGCGTCGAAGTGGGTGACAGTCAGGATGACCCAAGTTTGCGCGCCCGTCAGATGGGCGAGGCTCTCTATGCCAGGATCAATCCGCGCCATGAACTCAGCGAACCGGCCCATCGCTATGCCTATGCCACGCCGGTCGATATGGCCAAGGAACTGCTGGCGCTACGCGGCGAGTCCACTATGGCGCTGTCGCCAGCCAGCCTCGTCACCCGCGCCCTGCATACGACATCCGACTTTCCGATCATCCTCGGCAACACCGTGGGCCGCGTGCTGCGTGATGCCTACCAGGCCGCCCCTTCCGGCATTCGTCGCCTTGGCCGCCAGACCTCGGCCCGGGATTTCCGCTCGGTGAACAAGATCATGCTGGGCGAGGCGCCGCTGCTGGAAAAGCTGAACGAGCACGGTGAGATCAAGGCCGGGACCATGGCCGAGGCCCGTGAGGCCTACAAGATCGAGACTTGGGCCAAGAAGATCGGCATCACCCGTCAGGTGCTGGTCAACGACGACATCGGAGCCTTTTCAGACCTCGCCCGCCGCATGGGCCAGGGGGCCGCAGAAACCGAAGCGCGGATCCTCGTCACCCTTCTGGAGGCGAACAGTGGCGCTGGGCCGACGCTGTCGGACACCAAGGCGCTGTTCCATGTCGATCACGGCAACAAGGCGGCGACCGGGGCTGTGATTTCCGATAACACCCTCTCGGCAGCGCGGCTGGCGCTTCGCACCCAGAAGGGCCTCGACGGGCGCATCATCCGGGTAACGCCAAAGTACCTGCTTGTCCCGCCTGCGCTGGAGACGGTGGCCGAGAAATGGCTGGCGACCATCGCGCCCGCCACCGCTGCCGATGTGAACCCCTTCTCGGGAGCGATGTCACTGGTGGTCGAACCGCGCCTGTCGAGCGCCACGCGGTGGTATGTCACCGCCGACCCCGGCGAAATCGACGGTTTGGAGTTTGCCTATCTGTCCGGCAACGAAGGGCCGCAAGTCGAAAGCCGGTCGGGCTGGGATGTGGACGGCGTGGAAATCCGGGTGATCCTGGATTTCGGTGCAGGCTTCATTGACCACCGCGGCTGGTTCCAGAATTTGGGCGCGTGATGGCAACCGTTGCTCAACTCACCGAGTGGCGCGAAGCCCTAATGGCCGCCCGCTATCAGGGCATCCGCACTGTCGAATATGACGGCAAGCGGGTCAGCTACGCCACCGATGTCGAAATGGCAGCAGCGCTGGGCGACCTGAACCGCCAGATAGCCGCCACCGGCCCGCAGCGCGTTTCCGTCGTCCGCATACAATCTTCGAAAGGACTGTAACCCATGAAAACCTACATCCAGAATGGCCATATGGTGCGCGTGACTGCGCCCGTTGGCGGCATCATCTCAGGCGATTGCATCATCGTCGGCAGCATCTTTGGCGTGGCAGCGATCTCCTCAGTGGAAAACGATCCCGTGGAAATCGCAGTGACCGGCGTCTATCTGCTGCCCAAAGCCAGCACGGCAGTCCTAGCGATCGGCACCCGGGTCGCATGGGACAACACCGCAAAAAACATCAATGTGCCAGCGACCGGGCGGTTCAACGTGGGCGTTGCGACCGAGGCCGCAGGAAATGGTGTCACCACCGTCGTGGTGCGGCTGGACGGCGTGGCGACCGTGGCGGCTTGAGTTTTGGCCAGCGCGCCAGCCTTAGGGGCGCGCTGGCAACTGAAATCTAGGCGTCAAGGCGCTCGATAAACTGTCCTTGAATATCAAAGACGTTCTTGAACATTTGAACTGCAACGCGCTCCCTGCCGGAGCCAAAGACCAACAGTTCACCCCCGCATCCCGGATGGATGGTACCGGTAGGAACTGGATCAACAGAGGACGTATCATGCCCGTAGGGGATAGGCATGGTTGATACGGCCGGGGAGCCGCAGGCCAAACACACAGGCCCCCGCCGCAAGTTCATGACCGCCTGGAGGACTTCATACCCGCTCGCCGGATCTAGGGCTTGCTGGATCAGGCTCTTGTTCCAGACGCTACGATACACCTTCTTCCGAAGAGATCGTTTGCGCCAAAATCCGGCTTGATACGCCTCTTCCGCTTCGTTGAATTCATCCCGGCTAGGAAGGCGTTCAATCGGCGTGACCGTACAGCAATCCCGGCAGATGCCAAGCTCTCGGTCGATGTACCATTCACGGTTCTGTGCGTCGCGCCAGACGAAATACCCATACAGCACCAGCGAGGTTTGCTGAAGATCACAGCCGGTACAGCTAACAATTCGGTAGGGAACTGACATTGCAGGCGTCCTTGTGTGTGGCTTTCGCGCCTATTCGTCGTCGAATGGCAGTGGGCCCTGTGTCAAGTATACGATCACACGTTCGGTGAGTTCCTCGATCCGATCTTCATCAAAACCGGCGAACTCGCAGATTTCGTTCATGGCGGGAAACCATCGGTTTTGCAGGAGTTGATCCATTCGTTTAGGAAACTCTTCTTGCTTTGCCTTCGGCGTGAGGTAGGGCGGCAAAAAGCAGAGCGCGATGGCTTGAAGTCCGAGATAGTGCTTGTTCAGGAAGAACAGCCAAAACGGAAACTCATCGTCGAGCTTGTACACGAAGTCGCGCACCTCGGCGATTTCGAACAGTTCCCGTGAATCCTGATCATAACCATGAAAGGAAACATCAACGCGCTCATACATCTGTCGGGCGATTTCGGGCCCCTCGATGAAACGACCGAGAACTGAAATCGCTGCCGACACGTCACAGGCGTTCACTTCATCCCGTGAAATCGTCACGACGACGGGATCAAAATCATCGAAATCTGCCACCACGTTACACCCGCCTCTGGCCTGCCATCAGCGACACGCTACACAGAGACGGCGAGCGACACAATTTCTCTTCACCGGGCGGCATGCTCACCCTCGCAGAAAGCCATATCGGTGATTTCGTGGAGGCGGGAGCGGTAATAGTCTAATGTCCCGACACGTCCCCAGTTCAGGTCACGGGGGTCGCACTGAAAATGTTCGGCGCTAAGGATAACGAGGCGCGCTAGCATTGCGTCGATGTCGGATTTAGCGGCGATGAACGCGTCGAGCACGGCGGTTTTGGTCATGGGCATGGCGGGCTCCGATATGGCATCGGGGACATCACGGCTCTGGTCGAAATGGATAGCAAGCACAATTCGACAGGAATGATTGAAGAACATCTCGCAATCCCCGTGTCGCATGGGTGTTGCACGGAGGAAATCGAAACGACTGTAAGCCTTTGGAATCGCGCAGAAACGTGCTGTTCTGTGTTGCAAAAACAAAAAGCGCCCCGTGGGGCGCTATGCATTGGCCTAAGCCATTGATATCTCGTTATAAATTTTGGTTGCGGGGACAGGATTTGAACCTGTGACCTTCAGGTTATGAGCCTGACGAGCTACCGGGCTGCTCCACCCCGCG